TTCTCTGTAAACTTAAAAGAAGGATCATCGGTCGGTTTCTTAGAAACCATACTTACGAATCGAAAGAATGGATCCTGAGCCAAAGCCAATTCAGATACTTTATCGCCAAAGTTATACTTTCTGCGTAAAGCACCTGTATTAAGCTGGACTGAGGATTCACCTCTCTCTATGGAACCAGAGGTATAATTACTCCCGGTTACATTAAGAATATCCGCCATTTGTCTATCTCCTTAATTAGGATTAAGTTTGGACAGACTAATAAATTTTATATAAGCCTAACCAAACAGGTTATCAACACCGTCATCAAGACCCTTTATCGCATCAAACACTTCGTCTGACTCTGATCTTCCTGGATCCTGATTGTTTGCTCCCGATGCGGATGTAGGCATATTTCGGACATTTTTCATTTGGGTTAACATATCCTTCTTTACAGAATTTGCAACATTATCATTGTTCTGGTTCCGGTTTAACAAGTAATTAACATCATCTAATGTCATCACATGCTCCTGAGCCTTAGCTTTGAATGCTTCAAAATCTTTATCTGACATACTATTTCTTTCTCTAAATGCCTGCTCTTCAGTCACTCTGGCATTGGCTTGTTGAACTTGTTGAGCCCTTTGCTTTTCAGCTTGGATCATCTGTCCAACCCTACCTTGCACCATCCTGTCTACATGAGCATTCATTAGTTTAGCACTATCAGAATCCGGATCTGTCATTGCTTCCTGCTGATCAAACATAAAATCTTCTTCGAGACCAAGATGATCTTGAATTGATTTTTCTGGTTGGCCACCATTCACCAAATAGTTCCTAACATGATCTACTAATCCACTATCGTTCTTCATCGCTTGCAGAACTGGTACGAAAGGTTCAACCTCTCTATACTGATCTGATAAGCGGACAGCTTCTCTACTACTATCTTCGTATCTCTTTTTCCAGTCTGTGCTGTCATTTGAAGACTGTACCACGTTATCGGAGCCATCATCGTGTTGTACGTGGGTTACCTGTTCGGAGCCACTTGTTTGATTTTGGGTTACCTCAGTGTTATCTATGATCCCACCATTAACTTCATTTTCGAGTTGGTCGAAAAAATCAGAGGAGCCTGTATCGGTCTGTGCTTCTGCAGCTTCAAATGAATCTGCTTGCATACCTATCTCAGGGTTACCTTGTTCTTCTGCCATATTATCTCCTTTTTAAGTTGGTCAATGTGCGTAACATACTATTCTTTGGATTCACTTTCCAAACTATTTTTTACGGACTGTAACATATTGCCTGCTTGTTGCTTCTGAGACTCTACATTGTTGGACATTACATTCCGTAATAATTTTTGTTTTCCTTCTGTTTCAACATACTGTTTACCCATCTGAGATTTTACTTCTTCTTTCTTTTTATTAATCTCAACATCGGCCTGCATAACTTTTTGTTTAATACCAGCTTGCACCAATTGTCTTTCAAGGGTTTCAATCGTGCCCTCCTTATCCTTGACCGCCTCACTAAGCTGTTCAACTTGCCCCGACAACTGTGCATATAATGATTTCCTTTTTACAATATTCTCCTTATTCTTTAAATCAGTTTCAGCAAGCACGGCTATATCATCTATTACGCCAAGTTGCATTAGTTGTTTCAATTCTTCTAAATATGCCCACCTATTAATTGGCAGAGTAGAGCCCTGAATAATACGGACATCATATTTAACTGTAGCTATATCCATTGATTTACCTATAGCTTCTCCCATATCATTATAAATAGGAATATTAACTTCCTGATCTCTCCCTTCTTGAATAGCAGAAGGTTGGATCAATCTAAAGCGTTTATAGGCTGAATATGTAGATTGTGAAAACTGAAGTACCATATTCCCTAATTGACGTAAAGCAGGTTCAATGGAAGTACTCATCCATTGCTTAATACGTCTAGTACCATATTCATCTAAAGCCAACATACCACGATAGGTCTCTCCTGCTTGGGAACTATCTCCCATCATAGAGCTATATATACCAGCTAAATACTCCATATCGCCCTTACCTTCTTGAACTATCTGGAAGAAAGCACTTGCAAGAGGTGCTGGAATTACTGGAGTAGGCCTTTCTACACCAGGTCTAATTGGAAGTAAAGCCCCAGGGCTAGAAGAATACTTTTCCCATATCTCAGCATCAATAGAACCTTCTTCATACATCCATCTTAAACTAGAACCTAATGAAGCATTATGCACCATAATCTGATGTGCTTTATTTATTTCCTGCTGCTTACCAATAAGTGGTGATACAGCTGATATTGGATATGGAGTACCTGTCCATTTATAATGAAAAGGGACTAATGGATATTCTGTAATAGTATCAGGTAGAATCTGCTCATATAAAAGTTTATCACCTGATATGCAAGTCTGCTTTACACGAGTAGAATAAAACTGTACCTGATCTACTACATTCTTTGCTATTTGAGGATCTTTCATAAGAATATTAAATTCTTTTTCAGTAACAACTTTATTTTCAATCTTAGATGCTTCTGCTTGAAGTTGACTCATAATTTCCTGTTCAGCTACTTGTAATTGCTGCATCATCATATCCTGAGCTTTCTGCATTTCAAGTTCATATCTCTCTGGAAGCATTTCACCAGTTTGTACTGCCTCTTGCATTTGTCTTTCTTGCTCTAACAACTGGACTTCCATTTCAACTTGCATTTCTTTCATCTGTACATCAGCCTGCTGTTTTATAGCTTTTAACTGTTCTGGATCAGGCGGTATACGATAGAATAGATTTATATAAGAAATCTTAATCTTCTCATATACCTCAAAGAACTCAGCTAATTGATCTATTTCTCCCTTAGCAGTTACAGCTAAATCAGAATCTACATCATCATTATAGGTAAATAACTTTTGTTCTCTATCTAAAGATCGTATTGAATATGTAGTTTGAGATTGGTCATCACTATTTGAATTAGCTATCTTACGCTTATATTCAGGAAATATTTTCATTAGATGATTCTTAGGTAATACTTTACGAATCATAATAAAAGCTGCATCACGAAAGAGCATATCCCTTGACTTAGGATCTATAAAAATATCAAAAGGCTCTGGTTGTTGTATAACTACCTCACCCATACCATTATCAGCATCTTTATCTATAGTAACAAGCAGATATCCTATACCCTTAGTTATTGAATCATTTATAGCATTAGTATAAAGCGTAGAGCCATTAGAATTATGCCAAACATAATCAGCAAGATCAGATAGAACTGCTGCCACATCTGAATCACTACCTTCCACTCCAATAGCTTGCCATCTGGGATTATTAGCTGTAGCATAGAAGTTAAGCATCTCAACAACTGGGAGTATCCGATTAATTGTGAATGTAGGCATTCCCTGTTCTTCCAAAGAATCCTTTTCATCACTTGCTAACTGTTCATCGTGAGCAAACTCATATCCTTTTTGATTTATTTGTTGCCACTGTCTCCTCGTTGAACTGTCTGCCAGATTGTACAATTGTCGAATCTGGTCTACTTTCTTGTTCTGTTTTGCCATTCTTACACTCCTTTAATGGTAGATGTTTGTGATCCACGTCACATATTTTTGGGCAGCTGTACCCCTCCTGCGGACACTCATCTGTGATGTATACACCATACCGATTAGCTCCTAAAAATACTAGTCCTAATATTAAGTTCCATAACACAATTCATTTATGTACTCCCCTAGTAAAAGACCATGCTGCTATATTGAGCATAGCCAATCCCAACAAATGATACCCACCACCTATACTATATAGATATATATTCAATAGTCCAACTAGTAAGTTTGTTATACGTGTTATTTGGAACATATCATCTCTTGTTAACCCCATCATCAAGCACTTCCTTCTTATGCTCTTCTAAGGTCTCAGCTATTTCCTTTTCTGAAGGTTCGTCTATTAAAATTCCAAAATCTTTAAATAACCATTCGGCTAGCATCTCTGACATAATATCTTTGACGCTCTTTGCCTTACCGTAATCCATTGCCACCTCTTCTACGTTTCTTATCTCCTTTACCACCACGTCTACGTGCTTCTATTTTCGTATCCTCTGGAGGCATAGCATGCATCTCTTCTGCATTAAGCAGTACGGAAAGTACGATAAGTTTAATCATTGTTTTAGTAATTCTTTCAAATTAATACCAGCTTTCTTTAAATAATATATAGGTTGTTGCCCTTCAGGAATCATTTCTGCTGCACCACTTTTTACAAGACTATCCCAAACTTTTCCTGCAGTTTTTGGATTTTGTTGCCATCCACGTGAATACACATATTCTGAAGTTTCATCTTGCAAGCTTTTATATAAATCAGTTCCAAAGCCAAGCCTCCTATACTCTTCATCTACATGGATACCATCTACCGAAATACCCTTGTGAGTTCTTTGTCCTGATATATATCCAACCTCTTTACCGTCTATTTCTAATGTCTTACTAACTCTCTTCTCGTCTGGGAAAACCCTATACTTCCACTTTTTTGGAGATTTAGTAACTATTTTAGCAGCTTTTTTAGCTGATACAAACTGTCCCACAAATGGAATCATAGCAGCGGTAGATAAAGCAGCACTACCAAACTCTCCTTCCATAGTATATAGTAAAGCATCAGCAGCATCTGCTATATTACCAATAGCTGGAGTCATTCCAGCAACCATAAGCATATTATGCACATCTTCCTTAGTTACCTCTGCCTTATCACCCATAATATTTACTGCAGTTTTATCAGTTGTGGCATACTGCATTTCTGAAAAGGCTTTTCTATCTATATCATCTGCCATTATTTCTTCTTCTTACCCTTTTTCTTTTTAGGTCTTCCTCGTTGTTTACCATATGTTCCTGGCCCTTGTGGCATATTATTCTCCTTTATGCTGTTATCCAGCTTTTAGCTTGAGGTTTCTGCTTATACCATCCATCCCTTGACTCCTGTAAACCAGTCGGTGGATGTGCATACTTACATGCATAGGCTAAAGCATCTATAGTATCGTCATGAGCCATCCTTGGCCCAAATGTCATTATTTCTCTATGTAGATCATACTGCGTTTTCTTAATATGCACCTGACCTACTGCAAATCTTTGAGCTAGAATCTCTTGTAT